GCGTACCATTTTAACGATTTGGCAATGTACTTTGCCTTTTGTAGTCCGATTGTGTTCTGTTGCTCCTGCCCGTTCACTATTATAACATCCGGAACGCCCTCGTATATGTCTATGGTTTGCTCTGCCATTGCAAAGCCCCTTATTTCGCACGCACGCACGTATTTTTCCCGCATTAAATCTGAACTATTTAACACTTTATAAAAGTCATCGGGGCGCATTTTTATTATCTTGCAAGCCTTAGAAACTCCTTTTGCCTTTTCAGCAATTAAGTTGCAAACTTGATTAAATAGCTTTATATCTTTTTCTGTTGGTTTGTATTTAGCAAGTTCTTGGCTCATTCTATAATTCGATATTTATTGTACTCCATTACTAAGATACTGCCATTGTAATACATTACTTTCTTACTGTTCTTTTGGCAGTAGGATTCAATTTCAAATTTAGTGCCTGCATAAATTAGTGTGTCTTTACTTACTGTTTGCGGTCTTTCTCCATTTGGTAGGCATAAAATAGTAGTAGTAGTTTTTTCCACTTGATAATAACCTGAACAAGCAATTAGCAGCAATAGCAGTAATATGTAGACGGCTTTTCTCATCTCTTAAAAAGTATGTACCAGATAACACGCATTTTTTGTACTATCAACAGGCTGATGACTATTGTATAAATTACTGCTTTTTTCATTTTTGGGCATTTATAAGTGTTAAAATTATAGTGTAAAAGTGTTAAATTCCTATTTTTGAGTAAATTATTTTGTAAGTTATTGATATTGTGTTAATTACAAAGATAAAATAATTAGTTATTTTTGTTGTACTTATTTGTATTATACGTATAATTGTAGAGTAATAATCAATTAAAACTTTGAACTATGAAAACAACTAAATTTTTTGTTTCTATTATTATTTTTACTTTTCTTTTCTCTTCGTGTGCTACCTGTAATTTAGAGAAGGCAACAGTACGAAAGAAACAAGACTATACAGCTAACAAAATAGTAGCTGGGATTGCTATTACCGGCTTCGCTTCTACACTAATTATTTTTAACTAAAATCTATAAAATTATGAAACTACAAACAACAAAAAAACAGATTCTCCAAAACTTTGGAACTGTCATCTCAATCGGTTATTGTGATGCACAATACTTAACTTATTATCTTAGTCCATTTGCTTACTCTTCAGGTGTTTATGGGTGGGCTTGTGATTATTACCAAATCGGGAACAAATGTCTATCAACTGGCTATTCACCAATAGGGCAAAAAATCGACTACAAACTATTAAGACAAGCTGAGACAAAAGCCCAAAAGATTGTCAACGATTCAAAAATTAAGTACGAAACAAAAAACAAAAAATTAAATACTTTACTCACTAACTTATTAAACACAATTTAAAATTAAAAACCATGACAAAAGTACAAATTATTGCAGCAAATCACGCCATTTTAAGAACCGACGAAGGCGTATTTTTACAGAGTTACAACAGTGTTATATGTGCCAAAATCGGGGCGCAAACCTTTTTAGATTCCAAATATTGGGACTACTCAGCAACAACAGGCAAGCATCGCAACGCCTTTTTAAACGAAACGAAAAAAGAAACAGAAAAGAAAATCGCATCCGGTGAATACATATTAACTAACTTAAATTAAAAAGTTATGAAGCTATGAAAGAAATCCGCTGCCCCCATTGCAACAGGCTTTTATTCAAAAAAGATAGCCGACCAACTGAAATAGAAATAATTTGCCCAAAATGCGGGAAATTATACTTACTGAAATAAAATAGAGCACCATAAGAGAGCCGCACACCCTAAAAAGT